GATGACCGGATACCCAAACGACCCCTCTTTAGTCAACACGCTTCCATTAAAGGCCCTTACTTCTCTTAGTGTGAATCTGACGAGCCAGTAATTCTCATTCTCTATGCTTGCTTCCTCTGTCATTCCACACACGCCGCGAGAAAACGCGCCTCTTCCTTGTTGTCGATGGGCATTTCCTCGATGAGTGCTGCGACAAGATCAGCAGCGGCGTCGTGGACGATTTCCGCGTGCGCCGCATATTTCCGAACCAGCCGGTTCACTTCTCGCGCCATCTCAACGATCCGATCAGCCCACTCATGCGCCTCGTCGCGCGTCGCCTGGTTGTGGCCGTGGCGATCCACGAAGTCTGCGATGAACTCGTTGTAGGCGGTTTGGTGGGTCATTTGCGATAGTCCTCGTGACGGTAGCCTTGAGCGAGGAGATCGATCAGATCACGGCGATCTAGGCTAACGTGAACATATACACCGTCATAGGCCAGAACATATTCCTCTACGCGCATCTCACCGATAATCTCTCGTGGTGTTAGATTTGCGCCTGCAACGAATGGCTCGATATGGGGCAGCCGGATGTAGCGCTCTTCATGCTCTATGTGCATCCTCCTGCCGTCGGCCTGTCCGCCAATAAACAACGCCATCTCGTCTCTCCTCTTCCAATACCCACACCATACACGCCCACACTTTACGGTCAAGCGTGTTTTTTCGATTGACCGTAAATCTTTCGGCTGTATGGTGATGAACAGGCGCTGATTTTGGCGCGATGGAGGATATGAAGATGGATAAGCTGAAAGGGATTAAGCCCGGAGATGGCGTCAGGGTGACGTTTGAGGCCAGTGTTGTCGAGGCCGGCGGCGGGGGTGACTACCCGATCCGGCTTCGACCGCACGGCGCTGGTCTCGACGCCACACCGGGGCTGTCAATCATCAACCACCAAACCTTCCACATCGAGCGCATCGAGAAGCCGCTGGCGGTGGGTGATCGGGTGAGGGAAACCGCCGCAGGCTTTGGTGAGGGCGAGGTGCTGTGTGTGGACGGTGAGTTCGCCTTCGTTCGGTGGGACATTGAGGTTTACGGACCCGCATCCATCCGCCTGTCCAAGCTGGAGCGTCTACCGTGACCTCCGACCCCATCCCCGCCCTGTCCCTCGCCGTGCATCGCGCGGGAGGCCCCGCAGGGTTCAGCCGCAAGCACAACATCTCAGAGGGCCATATCCGCGCCGTGCTGGAGGGCCGGATGAAGCCCGGTCCGAGGACGTTGAAGGCGATAGGAGTGAAGTAGGTGAGACCGTGGAGTGAGTTTGAAGAGGATGAGCTGAAGCGCCTCCTCGCCACTGGAATGTCGTGGAGGGAAATCGCTCGCCATCTTGGGCTCTCAAGAAACTCTGTTGCCGGAAAGATCAACCGACTTGGAATGATCGAGAATCCGACCGGAACACGCGTCAGGCCCAAGCGGCACAGGCCCCGCGTGTGGGACACCAATCACGGAAACTGGGACAGCCGCACATTCCTGCCCTACGCCGAGTGGCGTAAGTGGCACAGAAACAGATTGAAGGAGAGAGAAAATGCGTAAGTTTGAGGTTGGCGACAGGGTTAGGTTTAGGGAGGATTTCTATGGCTATCCCAAGGGACTCGTTGCGGAGGTGGTCAGGCTGGACAACGTTGGAGACCCCGTCACCCTCAAGGCCGACGGTAGCGAAGACTTCTGGATTCACGAAACCCTCCACGACTGGACCGATCTTATTTCTGACTCACCATCACCCCACTACACCCCCGACGCATCGGGTAAGGACTACCTGGCCCGTTGCGAAGAGACCTTTTCGCGCGACGAGATGATCGGCGCGTATCGGTTCACCATCGGAAAATACGTGGACCGCATGGGCAAGAAACAGGGCGAGCCGGTCGAGAAGGAACTCGACAAGATCATTGACTACGCCACGCGGGCGAAGCAGTGGCTGGGGCGTCAGTAATGTGCCCGACATGCGACAAACTACGCGCCGAGGTTCGCGAACTACGGGAGGAGATCGCGGAATGGGAGCGGGCGGCGGTAAACGGAGATGCGGATAATTCAGCCTCCGAAGTTATCGCCGCTGTTTTTAAAATGCACCCTCAGGAAGCCCGGCTGGTTCGCGCCCTGATGGACAGCCGAAACGCCGTGGTCAGTCACGACGATCTGAGCGAGCGCATGGGATACGATGGGGCTGATCGCTGGCATCAGGACAAGCGCGGAGTAGATGTCAGCTCAAGGCGCGCCCAGACCAAGGTCGTGGTTCATCGCGCGCGCAAGTGGCTGGAGCAAGGCGGCGTGTTTGAATCCATCGTCAGCATTCGGTCACTTGGCTACATGATGACGAAACAGAAAGCCGCAGAGACAGAGAGGTTGCTGGAATGATCGGTCCCGTAGAGGATGGAGTAGCCATCCCTCGCAAGAAGGGAGGGATGACGAACAACGCAAACTCTGGCCTGACCGCCGCACTTCTTGAGCTTGAAGTTAAGCAGTCAAGGGTGTTCTCTGGTGAGATATTGAGAGGAAGCCTAACGGGTCGAATAGGGAACATCTACAAGACGCACGGTCGGTCCTTCGTGACCAGATCGGTGGACGGCGGGATTAGGGTCTGGAGGGTGGAGTGACGGACTGGATCATAGAGGACGGAATACCTATTCCACCTGCCGACTTTAAGGGTCGCGGCGGTTCACCCGAACAGAGGAGAACAGAGATTGGCATGGCGCTTCGCAATCTTAAAGTTGGTCAATCAATATTCAGCAAGTCTATCCCGAGGCATCGCATGACGAGCATCTGCTCAGGAATAACGTACAGTTACGCGCAGAGATATGTCTCTCGCGCGATGGATGGAGGAACCAGGATTTGGAGGGTGGAATGACAGACTGGATCATTGAAGACGGCGTGGAGATTCCCACGCAAAAGAGCGGTCGCGTCCATCCGACAGCGCCAGGCAGGATGTCTCCTTTGGGTGCGGCTCTAAAAAACATGAGGGTTGGGCAGAGTCTCTTCACGACCAAATACCCGCCGAACATGATTCGAGGCCTTGCCAATGGACGGAAGCGCCGCAATCCCGAGAACTACGTCACGCGCGAGATGGACGGCGGGATTAGGGTCTGGAGGGTGGAGTGACAGACTGGATTGTTGAGGACGGAATACCTATTCCTCCAAAAGACACATCCCGGCAGGTAGCCGTAAAGGGATCGCCGACGGAGCTAACGCAGGCGTTTCTGGGTATGCGTGTGGGTCAGTCGCTGTTCAGCAAAACCATCGACAGATACACGCTGACGAACCGATACACGCGCGTGTCATACGACTACGGCCACAAGTTCACGTCACGGAAAATGGATGGCGGCGTGAGGGTTTGGAGGGAGAAGTGACGATATTCGTGGGAATAGACCCCGGCCTGTCAGGTGCAATCGCTCGCCTCGATAGCGCGTCTGGCGAGGTGCGTATCGAGGACGTTCCGACGTTCGAGGTCAAGCGCAACGGCAAGGCAAAGCGGGAGATAGACTATCACTCGCTCGCCCGCATCCTGGACGACATGGCAAAGGAGCCAGGAACCCGGATTGTCATTGAAGGAGTGGGGGCCATGCCCGGTCAGGGAGTGTCATCGGTGTTCGCCTTCGGTAAGGCGTTCGGCGTCCTGATCGGCGTGTCTGCGGCGACCTTCTGCCCCATCGACTTCGTGTCGCCCGCCAAGTGGAAACGAGATATGGGCGTCACCGCGTCCAAGGATGGATCACGCGCCAAGGCATCCATGATGTTCCCGCGCTATTCCGAGCTGTGGCGAAGAGCTAAGGATGATGGAAGAGCGGAGGCGCTGTTGATTGCGCTTTACGCGTCTCGTCAGTCCTGATAGTGTTTAAGAACAGCAGCCGAGAGAAGCGACCAATGATCCGGCAATAACAGAACAAGTGTGGAGGCCCCCGCGTCAGCGAAAGCGCGCGGTGAAGTTTGGTCGCTTCCTTTTCGGGCCTCCACACACCCATCCAAAGATCAGAAAACGACCAAAGACAAAAAGGGAAGCGACCAATGACCCTAAAGAATATTCCGTCCGTAATGGACTTGATCGGCAATGCCGACGGCATTCCAGACCTTGACCTGGAAACGATTGGCGTCCTCATCGAAGACGCCAAGGCTCTTTCGGCAAGAGCGACGCGCGTCAGCCGCGCACTTCAGGAAGAAGTCGAACACCGCCTGAAAGACCAGATTCAAGCGGCATACCTAGCCAAGGGCGAAGATACCGGAACCGTCAGCATCCCTTGCGGAGCGCAAATCGTGGACGTTTCTCGACCAAAAAAGGTCGAGTGGGACCAGGACTCTCTCAAGGCTATAGGCAATCAGATGAAAGTCGAGGGGCTTGATCCTCACGAATATATAGACCGGACCTACACCGTGGTCGAAAAGAGATACACGGCCTGGCCCGCGTCCATTCAGTCCAAGTTCACAGACGCCAGAACCGTGAAGACGGGAAGCGTCTCAATCAAAATCAAGGAGGCATGAGCGGTGGCACTTCGCATTATCAGCGCAGACGAACGCGCAACTGAAAAGAGCGGCGTAAAGGCTTTGGTGCTTGGGCCGTATGGCGTGGGCAAAACCTCACTGCTTCGCACCCTCGATGCCGAGAAGACGTTGTTTGTGGATGGCGAGGCTGGCGATCTGGCCGTGCAGGACGTTCCCGCCGACACGATCCGTCCGCTGACGTGGCCGGACTGCCGAGACCTGGCCGCCTTCATCGGCGGGCCGAACCCGGCCCTGCCGGATCACGCTCCGTATAGCTCAGCGCACCACGGTAGCGTTGCGGCTGACTTCGATCCGTCGTTCCTCGACAAATACGATACCATCTTCGTGGACTCGATCACCAAGCTATCGCGCCTGTGCCTGCAATGGGCGCAGCAGCAGCCGGAGGCGTTCAACTCTCAGGGCAAGCAAGACCTGCGGGGGGCCTATGGGCTGTTGGGTCGTGAAATGCTCGGCTTCATCACCCAGCTCCAACACACGCGCGGAAAGAACGTCATCATGACGTGCGCCATGGAGCAAGCCAAGGACGACTACGGTCGGCTTGTCTGGGAACCTCACATCGAAGGATCGAAGACGGGCCGGGAGCTTCCTGGCATCGTGGATGAGGTCATCAGCTACATCCTGATCGACTTTGGAGACCGCGCACAGACACGCGCCTTCGTCACCAACAAAGACAATGAACACGCGGTCCCCGCAAAGGATCGTTCTGGTCGGCTTGATCCAATTGAAGAGCCGCACCTCGGAAAACTGATCGCAAAGGCCAGCGATCAGACGCGCGGAAGAGCCGGGATCACAACCGCCATACCAAGCGAACAATCGGCCTAACCATCAAAAACGAAAGAGAAGACCATGTTTGATTTTAACGACGCCGAAGAGCAACGCTCAGGCTTTAGCGGAGGCAACATCCCCGAGGGGACGATTGCTGTAGTCGTCGCATCCATCCGCCCAGGCGGTCATGGGGATGACGGTATCCTGCGCGCGTCTGACAGCGGCGCGACGATGCTGGACTTTGAGTTCACCATTCAGGGCGGCGACTATGACCGTCGTAAAATCTGGAACCTGTATGTGGTTGACGGCCACACCGAAGGTCACGCCACGGCTGCAAAGATCAGCAAGTCGGCCTTGCGGGCCATGCTTGAGGCCGCTCGCAACATTAAGCCGGACGACATGAGCGCCCAGGCCATGGAAGCGCGTAAGGTGAACAGCTACGGCGACTTTAACGGCCTGACCTTCCCGGTGGAAATCGGGCTGGACACCGGACGCCTGAAGGACAAGCTGTCAGGCCCCAACGGCGAACGCTGGCCCGACAAAAACGTCATCCGCCGCATCATCACGCCGGACATGGAGGAATACTCCAATCTGGGAGCGTCTTCCTCTATCAAGCCGTCTGCGTCCAAGCCGTCGCAACCGGATGCCCAGGCTTCGGCCAATAAGCCGTCATGGGCACAGTAAGGCGCAAGGGATCGAAAGGGGGCGGCGCTGTGCTGCCCCCGCCTGATCCAGAAGAAGAGGCCGCTATCGCGCGGGCCTGCGACAAACTAAAGGAGTTCTTTCCCGGACACGCATCGCCCAGGTCTGTCGTATACGCCATTGTTTCGGCCTGGATCATCGAGCGCGTAAAGCTGTCTATCGGACGCGTCCTGTGCGGAAAGGTGGCCTACAACCTTGGAGACTCTCACCTCAGGGGATCGCTTGAGGCGGCTCTTCCCGAGATTGGAGAGCAGCTTTCACACCTCCCGTCCGATAAGCCATTCTTTGAGTTGTCAAAGGATCAGGTAATCGACATTCTGGCCATCGGCTTCCATGCCGGACAGAATGGGGCGGCCTTGCTGGACGACGAAATCCCGTTCTAAGCGCGGCCTACATCAGCCCCGGCCCTTAGGGTCGGGGTTTTCACTATCAAGAAAGAGAATGACCAACATGCTCGACTTCAACTCTCAGACCGCCTCGCGCGCCGCGATGGATGTCGAGATCAATCAAATCCTGATCAAATCTCTTGAGGCCAAGCGCGCCATGCAAGAGCGCCGCACCTACCTGGGCGCATCCGCCATCGGTGAAGAGTGCGAGAGACGCCTACAGTATGAGTTCGCTGGCGCTCCAAGGGAGACCGATTTTAGCGGACTGACGCTGCGCAAGTTCGACTTCGGACATATGATCGAAGAGCTGGCCCGATGCTGGTTTCAGGACGCAGGTTTCAAGCTTGTCCAACAAAGTCGAAAAACCGGCGAGCGGTTCCGGTTCGTTCAGATGGACGGCGATTTCAGCGGTGAACCTGACGGTGTTTTCATCGACGGACCAAAGGTTGAGGGCCTTCGATACCCGGCCATGTGGGAGCATAAGGCCGTAGGGCAGAAAACCTATCGAGACATCAAGCGCAACGGCCTGCGCTCTTCGCGTCCTAAATACTGGTCGCAAATCCATACATGCATGGCCTACCTCAATCTGGAGCAGTGCGTCTTCAGCGTCACGAACCTGGATGACGGCGAACAGATGCACCTTGTCTATGATCTGGACGCAGAAGAGGCCCAGCGCATGACAGACCGGGCCGTGCGCGTCATCACGTCCACGCGTAACGAAGAGTTGCTTCCTCGCTCCTTCGCAAAGCCGGACGCCTTTGCCTGTAAGTGGTGCCCGTTCCGTGAACGCTGCTGGAAGGGCGCATGATGCTGGACTTTAACGAAGCGCCGCGTCTTCAGGTCGTCACGTCGGAAGATTGGGATCGGCGCGTGGAGCGCCTCAGGGCGGCTCTCAAGGCGTCGGCCCATGACCTTGTGCGCCACATCTTTCCTCGCGCCCGCCTGACGGCCCACGAGGCCCGTATCGGCAATATTCAGGGCGACGCAGGAGAAAGCCTCTCTATCGCCCTCAAAGGAGACGAGGCGGGCTTGTGGATCGACCACGCTACGGGCGAGTCGGGAGACATGATCGACCTGTGGCGCGATTCATCCGCCATGGGCTTCAAGGAGGCCGTGGAAGACCTGGAAAAGTTCTGCGGCCTTTCCTCTGCCCCGCGCTTCACCTCTCGCGTCCACGCCGTAGGTGAACAGCGCAAGGCTGTAGCGGCTAAAGAACCGAAGGTCGCACAGCCCTCTCTTGGCTCCCCGTCGCAGGTCTGGACGTATCTGTCGCCGGACGGCGAAAGGACGCTGGCCCAGGTGCGTCGTTACGACATGCCGGACGGCGACAAGACCTATCGCCCGTTCCTTCCATCCGGCGCAGCGGGTATGCCGGACCCTCGGCCCCTTTATCGACTGCCTGACATCAGGTCAGCCGAAACCGTTGTCTTCTGCGAAGGCGAGAAGTGCGCGGACGCGCTCGCCAGCCTCGGCATTGAGGCAACCTCGGCCATGGGCGGAGCTAACGCGTCCCTGAACAAGACAGACTGGTCCCCGCTGGCCGGTAAGACCGTCATCCTGTGGCCCGACAATGACGACCCAGGCTACGCCTTCATGAAGCGCGTGGAGCCTCTTCTGGAGGGTCTTGGGTGCGCTGTGCGCTACGTCTCTGTTCCGCCTCACGCCCCGGCCAAGTGGGACGCCGCAGATGCGGTAGCCGAAGGAATCGACATTCCGTCAATGGTCTCCCCCGAGGCTGTATCAAAACAACCCCGCGACGCACGCAGGCGTATCCCGATCCTGTCTCGTGCAGACATGAGAGACAGGGAGCCGCCCGAGTATCTGGTCGATGAGGTCATCACGGAAAAGTCCGTCATGGCGATCTATGGGCCGTCGGGAAGCCTCAAGTCATTCGCCGCCATTGACCTCGGAATGGCCGTAGCACACGGCGTCCCGTGGCACGGAAGGGACGTGAAACAAGGCGCTGTCGTCTATGTTACGGGCGAAGGCACGGCCCAGATCGGGCACCGCCTGGACGCATGGGACATGGCTAACGGGACAGTGGGCTCGGACGCACCATTCCACCTAATCCCCGTCGGCGTCCCCGTCAGCGATCCAACATGGGTGTCAAACCTCATTGATGACATAGAGGCCGCTGGCATCCGCCCCGTGATGATCTGGCTCGACACGCTGGCCCGGACATTCGGGGCCGGGGACGAAAACAGTCAGAAGGACATGAACGCATACGTTAACGGCGTTGACCGCCTTAGGGACCACTTCGGGTCCGTCGTGGGCATTGTCCACCACACCGGCAAGGACAGCGACAGAGGCCTTAGAGGTTCGTCAGCCCTCTATGCGGCCATGGACACCGTCATCAAGACTGACCGTAAGGGCAACACGCTCACGCTCAAAAATCAGCAGCCGCATGGCAAGCAAAAGGACGGTGCGGAGTTCGATGACATCCGCCTGGAAGCGCGCTCAGTGGCCCTCGGAACCCTCGACAGGAAGGGCAGGGAGGTCACAAGCCTTGTTCTTTTCCAGTCAGAGGGAGCAGATCAGGAAGGCGGCTCAGAGGGTCAGGAAGAGGGCAACGCAGCGCCTTACGGGCGTCCCCAGGGGGCCAATCAGCAGGCCGTTATGAAGGCCCTCAGACAGGCCAAGGGTGAGCCGCTGGGCCTCACACGGATGCTCACCATGACCAAGATCGACCATCCTCGCTTCTACGAAGCGGTCGGAAAACTGGTCGAGAAAGGCCTTGTTGAAGTCAGCGGACAGGAGGGGAGCAAGCGTTGGTCTTTGGTGGAAATTCGTACATGAGGGGTAAATTCGTACACGAATTCGTATCCGAATTCGGACATCCCGGCATGTACGATTTTGGGTCCGAAAAAAACGCCCCCCCTGAAAGGGGGCTTTTCGGCCCAATCGAAGCCCAGCGTTTTCGGCTTCAAAAAATTCGATGGGCTTGCAAATCCGTCGTTCATGGTGGATTATCCACCTCGAAATGATCAGGGAGCCAGAAATATGGCAGTCAGGGAAATCGTCATCGTGTCCGAGCCGAGCATCGGACTGACTCTGAAAATCGATGGGCAGGAATATTCGTATACGGGACGCCAGGATTATCAGAAAATAGACGGTAGCACCGTTTCGCTGTTGGCGTGGAACACTCGGTGCCGAACCTGCGACGCTCCGTTCAAAACGCTGTCGTCTGAAGCTGTCACCTACATGACGAGACGATGCGAAATGTGCCGACCCCGGAACAAGAAATGACCAACGACGCAAAACAGGACGTCCCAGAGGCCGACAAGGTCATGGCGATCCTTGCCAAGATCGAGGCCGGAGAAAGCGAACGCGCTGCGTGTGAAGCTGTTGGCATGAACCGGATGACGTTCCGGTCGCGCGCTCTCAAGCTTGGCGCGGCTAGCCAATACGCGGAGGCTACTAGTGCGCTCGCACGGTTCCAGGTCGAGCAACTAGAGGCCGTTATCGAAAAGGCTGAGCGCGGAGAGATCGACCATCAAACCGCCCGCCTGGTCATGGATGCTCGTAAGTGGATGGCGTCCAAACTGTTCCCTCGCCAATGGGGCGACCGCGTCACCACCGAACTCACCGGCGCGAACGGCGGGCCTGTCGAGACAGTGAGCTGGACGGCGCAGGCGGACGACGACCTGCTGAAGCGGGTTGCACAATTGAAGGGTGGAAACTGATGTTTGATCAGCACGTGCACGACGGGTTCCGCGTCGTCGGACAGGAAAGGAAGGCGCTGCAAAACAGGTTGACCGACGAAGGGTTCTTGTGGAAGTGTTCCTTTAATCGGATAAGTCCACAGAAAGCTCCGTGGCAGATGAGATACGCGAGCAATCCTTACATGAAAAGCTATATCGAACGATTAGCTCAACAGGATAGAGCGGCGAGCTTCTAACTCGCACATCCAGGTTCGAGTCCTGGATCGTTCGCCAATCACAGAAACCCGCCCTCCTAACCGAGCGGCGGGTTTTTTGTTGGGTTAGGGTAAAAATGCCGCTTGACCATAACCACGGCTGCTGTAGTGTGGGTCTCAACAGAGGAGAGAGACAGATGTTCGCCGCTTACGAAACCACCATGTTCAGCAAGTTTCGCGTCATGAAGGAGATGGCCTGGGATTCGCTTGAAGACGCCATGAGCGAGCCGCAGCTATGACCGTCTCGCCCAACTGGATCGGCATGGACTGCCGCCGTCGCATGGCTGATTCCGACATTCTTCGCGGATATCATCGCTTCTGGATGTATCGGCACCCGTCCGGATTGTTCGGCGTTCCGTGGCTGACGATCTACCTGCGGTATCCGTTTGTGCGGATTAACCTGGGTAAGAGGGCGTAGGAGGCCGTCCGCCAGGCCAGGTCCATCCGTTGATCTCCCCGCTCGCCCTGCCTATCATTCGGGGATGAACCTAACCCAGGCTGACATACTCGACGCCTGCCGGGCCTGCGCCGAGCGAGGGATCGTCAACCTCGACGCCTTCCCACTGCCGGACAAGCTGCGAGGCGTGTTCGACGGCGACGCCCGTTACCGTGGCGCAAGGGGCGGGCGCGGTTCCGGCAAGACGCGGGGCTTCGCGCTCATGACCGCCGTGCGTGGCGACGTGTTCGCCAGCATGGGCGTGATGGGCATGATCCTGTGCGGACGTGAGTTTCAGAACTCGCTCGACGACTCGTCGTTTGCCGAGGTCAGGGCCGCGATCATGTCTGACGTGTATCTTCGCACCCGGTGGGAGATCGGTCGGCAGTTCATCCGCCACGTCACGGGCAACGTCGAATACGCCTTCTCTGGCCTGCGCCACAACATCGAGTCGATCAAGGGCAAGTCCCGCATCCTGATCGCATGGGTGGATGAGGCCGAACAGGTTTCCGAGCTATCGTGGCGGACCCTCATCCCGACTGTTCGCGAGCAACAGTCGCCAGCCGAGGCCGCGCGCGGCGTGTTCTGGAAGTCCGAGATTTGGGTGACCTACAACCCGGCGAAGGAAACGTCAGCGACGAACACGCGGTTTAATCTCCAGGCAACGCCCGACATGAAGATTGTCGAGATGAACTGGAATGACAACCCTTGGTTCCCCGAGGTTCTGAACGACGAACGACTGCGCGATCTGCGCGCCCGCCCGCTGGACTACAAGCACATTTGGGAGGGGGCGTATCGCAGTCGGTCTGATGCTCAGGTGTTCACCAACTGGCGCGTCGAGGAGTTCACGTCGCCGCCTGACGCCGTATTCCGCTTTGGGGCTGACTGGGGCTTCGCTATTGACCCGACCGTGCTGGTGCGCGGGTATCTCGATGGGCGGACGTTCTACATCGACTATGAAGCCTACAAGGTCGGCTGCGAGGTGGACAAGACGCCGGAACTGTTCGACCAGGTTCCGCTATCGAGGGAGTTCCGCATCACGGCAGACTCGGCGCGCCCCGAGGTCGTCAGCTACATGCGCCGTCACGGGTTCCCGAAGATCACGCCAGCCATCAAGGGCAAGGGGTCGGTCGAAGACGGCGTGAGCTTCCTTCAGTCGTTCGACATTGTGGTTCATCCGCGCTGCCTGAACGTGATCCGCGAGCTGGGGTCCTACGCCTACAAGATCGACCGGCAGACCGAAGAGGTGTTGCCCATGCTCGATGACAAGGACAACCACACGATTGACGCGATCCGATACGCCCTAGAGGGACTTCGACGCGCAGGGGTAGCGCCAACGCCAGAAAAACGTGATAATACCCGTCCAAACGACCGCTATTCGCGTTCTCGTTCATATGACGTTGACGAAGGGTTTTATGGCTAACCCCATCCGCTCCAAGGCTGGCAAGGTACTGGCGACATCCGACGACGCAGACGCGCGGTCTGTGGCGAGTTATGTGCTGTCGGGAGGCGAGCCTACCCAGACGGCAACCACGCGCACTGCTGACGACCTGCGCGCCCTGCTGGCGAAGATCGAGGGCGTTGAGGGCCAGCACGAGCGGGCGGAAGAGATCAGAAAACAACTGGAGAGGACTGAAAATGAAAATTAGCGTTGGTGACAAGATCGGGCCGTCAACGGTTCTTTCGTTCGAGCGAAAGGACGACAGCAAGGGGTTTAACCGGATATTTTTAACCACTGATCACGGGGACATGATGCTGCCCGCCGCCTTCGACTTTGAGGACATGAAGGACGACCAGATGGACGAGCTGGTAAAGGCGTGTGAGCGGGCGGCCTGGTTCTGCGCGCGTCAAGCCGAGGGCTATTACCAACTATGATCGACAACGGCGACGCGCTCGGGCGCTACAAGAAAATGCTGGACGAGTCCCGTTCGGCGCTGGAAGAACCGCGCACCCTGTCGCAGCGGGACCGGGACTATTACGACGGCAAGCAGCTCACGACGAAGCAGCGCAACACCCTGAAGCGCCGTAAGCAGCCC